TTCTTATTCCGGATGAAGTAGGAATTTCGATTTTATCTACATTCGTGCACAAGTGATCATTTCCATCGAAATATGAAAAATAAACATCATACATATAGTAGCTACTCCCTTCTTAATACTCGGCATGCCGGTGCCTGTATTTAAAGTATAGGAGATTTTTAGGGACAACGCAACAAGTACAAACATTAAAACATAAACATAAACAGGAGGTGAAGAACGTGATTGTTGAAGAAATCCGCATAAGAGGTGCAACAATCCGAGTGCATGACGACAGTTATGTAAACCGTACAAAAGAAGAGATCCAAAGCAGTATAGACGCATGCAGTCGGATTATCAGAGAAGCATTAATACGAAAAGAGAAAACCGCGTAAGCGGTAGAAAGGAAGGACAAGCATGGAAGAGATGAAATTACAGGCAGCGCCGGAGTTGGAGCTGATCCCGATCGAGCGAAGAAATTTTCCGGAAGCGGATCACAAGCGGGAGAAACGAAAGATCCAGCGCAAAAGAAAAGAAAGAGACAATGCTGCAAGAGGACTGGTCACAGTAACGGTTGCCAGCATGATGTTAAATGCGGTGATGGCTGTGATTATTTACATCCTGCAGGCAGGACCGATCTAAGGAGGTGAACAAAGAAATGGACGAAGAAATAAAGAAAGACGCCGAAGAAGAAATGAACTGCATCTTGGATCTGCTCGAAGATTGGTGTCTGAAATACGATCAGGATTATGTAAATACGGTCGTACTTGTAAAAAATGATCAGATCACATCGTGGGGAAGCGTAGGCAACCAAGAAGACTTTGACGTTTACAGAACAAAAAAGCGCCCATAAGAGGCGGCAGCCTCTAGGACGCATAACTAAACAACCAAGATTATTGTAACAGAAAGGATGAGAAAAGTGAAGAAGTTTAAACTAACAAGCGAATTTATTGTAGATATTTCCGGCGTGAAACTGTTTCGCATTAAAGCGTTAATTGAGTTTGGCAATGTAAAAGCCGGGGATTTGGGAGGATACATAGAAAAAGAAGAAAACCTGAGTCATATGGGCGATGCATGGGTTTCCGACGATGCACGGATCTCCGGCAATGCACAGGTTTTCGGCAATGCACAGGTTTTCGGCGATGCACAGGTTTTCGGCGATGCATGGGTTTTCGGCAATGCACGGGTTTTCGGCAATGCACGGGTTTCCGGCGATGCACAGGTTTTCGGCGATGCACAGGTTTTCGGCGATGCACAGGTTTTCGGCGATGCATGGGTTTTCGGCAATGCACGGGTTTTCGGCGATGCATGGGTTTTCGGCAATGCACGGGTTTCCGGCAATGCACAGGTTTTCGGCAATGCACGGGTTTTCGGCAATGCATGGGTTTCCGGCAATGCACGGGTTTCCGGCGATACACAGGTTTTCGGCGATGCACGGGTTTTCGGCAATGCATGGGTTTCCGGCAATGCACGGGTTTTCGGCGATGCACAGGTTTCCGGCAATGCACGGGTTTCCGGCAATGCACGGGTTTCCGGCGATGCACAGGTTTTCGGCGATGCATGGGTTTCCGGCGATAAGGATTATGCATATGCTCACGGTTTCGGATCTTGTAATCGCACAACCACATTCTTCCGGCTTAAAGATGGAGATGTAGGCGTACGCTGTGGATGTTTCTACGGAACGCTTGCGCAGTTCAGAGATAAGGTCTGCGAAACGCATGGAGAGACAAAGAAAGCACAAGAATATTTAATGTTAGCGGACTTGATGGAGATCAGATTCAAAAACTAAAAAACATTTTAACGAAAGGAATTTGTAAAGATGATTAAATGCAGTAAAGGCAATGTGGAAATAAAAGGAAATTTAATATTATTAGAAGCAGAAACAGTCATGATATTAAGAGGAATAAGAAACATCCTCGAAGAAGAGTACGGAAAAAAACACGCAGAAAAGTCAATGCAAAAAATAGTTAAAACATCCACAATGACGCAAGAAGAAATAGAAGAGGAAATAAAAAAATCAGCACAAGAAATAGCGAGAGAAGCAGCGAAACACCTCATGAAATGAAAGAAGAAGTTATTTTGTGGATCATCCGCTGGGGAGATCCGTACGCATTAGAGTGCAAGACAATGACCAGATCGGAAGTCGAAGCGTATGCGCGCGAAAAGCAAAAAAAGCGCGGCGGTACATATGTAATCAATTAAAAAAAGCGCATCACAGCAACTGATGCGCTTAAAAGATGGCGTTCCCGCCTCTTGTTAGGACAAATATATTGTATCAAATAAGAGGCGGGAAGTCAAGCGATACACGCGGGGACTCCCGCTTTTAAACCTCGATAAAGATATTAAAGTTAGGACAGATAAAAGATGGCAACACGGAGAAAAACGTACAAATTACGGGGCGGAGACGTCTACGACGTAGAGGAATATCCAGACGGAAGATATGGAGCAAAAGGAAAGGCACGGCAAAAGAAAAAGAAACCGACGCCGGAACAGATGGCGGCAGTCAACCAAGCCAACCGAGCGAAGATATGCAGACGATTACTGATCGAATATTTTGATGCAGGAGACTACTTTGTAACATACACCTACAAAGTCGAGCAAAGACCGAAAGACATGACAGTGGCACTAAAAGACTTACAAAAAGCACTCCGAAAGCTCCGTCCGAAATATAAAAAGGCAAACACTCCGTTTTACTGGATCAGAAACATAGAGCGGGGCACAAAGGGTGCATGGCACATCCATCTAGTCATTAAAAAAACATCAGGGGCGGCAGAATGGATCGAAGATGCATGGGAACACGGAGCAATCTATATTACGCAGATCAAAAAAAGCCGGTTTTACGATGAGGATTTTACAAAACTGGCAAACTATATGACAAAAAACGAAAAAACAAGAGAAAAACGATCGGACGGAAGCAAAGGAAAACCGCGACTAAAAGAAGCAAGCTACAACCATGCGAAAAATATGCCGTTACCCGAACCGAAATCCCAAAAACTTGTACGCTGGCAAAAAGAAGTAAAACCCAAAAAAGGCTATTACATCGCAAACAGTTACGAGGGGATCAACCCGGCTACGGGGATGAGATACCGCAGATACACACTGATCAGAATCCACAGGAGGATTTAAAATGAAAACAGTAAATATCTACATAGAAACCACCATAAAATCCCCCATTGTAAAAGATGGGAAATACGCATCCGCCCTAGTATTTACTAGGTCAAACGGAGAAGAAGCATACCGGGTCATGAGTGGCGAAGAGTGCGAATCTACTTACAACAGATTGACGCTGATCGCAATCATAAAATCATTACAAAAATTAAAAGAGCAGTGTCATGTTGTAATTCACACTGATAACGCTTATATCAAAAATATTTCAGAACAAGGAGCGCCGGAGAAGTGGCGGCGATCCGAGTGGAAAAAAGCCACAGGCGCGGAAGTCCAAAATAAAGAATTATGGAAAATGTACCTTGAGGAAGCGGAGAAACACGAAACGGAATTTCGCTTTTGCGCCAGCAATGATTATCAGGGATTGCTAAGAGAAGAACTAACATAAGGAGGACACCATGAGAATTACAAAAGAAGCAAGATGCGCGAAAAACGCAAGGGAATACATCGGCAACCGCCCAAGACTCGTTGAAGGAAAGATATATACGTTGATTTTCCGGCAGCAGCCGGAAAGAAGCGAAAAACACACTGCCATCAAGAAACGGATGCGCTTTTTAAAAGCGTTTCCACACCACGCACTTTTTGAAAACCCTTACGGGATCAAAAGATCGTTTACTTGGTGGGAAGTGGAAAAATTACTGAAAGGAGAGCAGATATGATACAAGATATTGCAATCGAACAGTTAGACATACACCCGCAGAACGTGCGGAAGGTATACACCGACATTGACGAGCTGGCGGAAAGCATAAAAGCTCGTGGCGTAATGCAAAATTTGACTGTAGTACCAAACCCGGACAAAAAAGACCACTATCTTGTAGTGATCGGAAACCGAAGACTGACGGCAGCGAGAAAAGCGGGATTGAAAACAATGCCCTGTTCCGTTGTGGAAATGACGGAAAAAGAGCAAATATCAACGATGTTGTTGGAAAACATGCAGCGCAGCGATCTATCAGTAAGCGAGCAAGCACAAGGATTCCAGCTCATGTTGGATTTGGGAGAAACAGAAACAACAATCGCGGAAAAGACCGGATTTAGCAGAAGTACAGTACGACATAGGTTAAATCTTGCAAAACTGGATCAAGAAACACTTACGAGGCGCGAAGAAAATAAGGACTTCCAACTCACATTAACGGACCTTTACGAGCTGGAGAAGGTACAAGACATCAAAAAAAGGAATGAAATCCTTAAGACTGCAGTATCGTCACGCGAAATCGCATGGAAAGCAAAACAGGCCGTGAAAGAAGAAAAAATAAAGAAAACGCTCAAATAGTGTTTGAAATACTGGAAGAAAAAGGAGTAAAAGCCGCGCCGAAAAGAGCGAAAGAAGAAAGATGGACCGGAAAATGGAAAGAGATAACAAATATTGATCTATCACAGTGGGAGGATCAAACAAAAATCGATCTGCAAGACACAAAAGATCAGCTCTATTATTATCAATACTACGATAGGATCTATGTAGTAAAAAAAGTAATACAAAAAGAGCGGGAAAAAACGGAACAGGAAAAGAAAACGGAGAAAATCAAGGAAAACAAAAGAAAAATAACGGAAATCCTGAAAAGGATGAGAAGGGAAAGGAACGATTTTATTAAAGAACTTGTGTCGGGAAAAATCACAATACCGAAAGAAGTTGATGTAAAAGAAACAGGCTGGAAGATCATGATAAACCGGATAACGGACGGCGGAAGCGTAGCACACATGAACGCGGTGTATGGATTTTACGGGATCGAAAACGCGTACGAAGCGAAAGAAGAGGAAAAAGAACGGATCGAAAAAGAATTTGCAGAAATAAGCCAAGAAAAGCAAATGCTGATCCTCTTGACCCGGACGGCAGAGCCGTACGAAGCAACTGACTATTACGGACACTACGAAAAAGGGATGAAATGCCTAAGAGACTTCTATAGATTACTTCAGCAGATGGGGTTCTCATTTCGATCACTGGAAGAACTAAAGATCCTAAACGGGACTCATGAGTTATACACACAGGAGACGGAAGATGAGCATTGACTATTCGGACATGGCTTTCCCGAAGCCGGGAAAGAAGAAAAAACGGAAAATCCACAAAAAAAGCATTTTAAACAGTCAAAAGGGCATCTGCTACTTATGCGCCCGGTTAAATGGTGACTATTCCGTAAAGCAGACGGAAGAGCATCATATCCTGTTCGGGGCAGGACAAAGAGCAATATCCGAAGAAAACGGGTTAAAAGTAGACCTATGCATTGAACATCACCGGACGGGGCAGCAGGCAGTACACAACAGCCGAGAAATGAGGGAGCTGCTCTGTAAAATCGCACAAACGGAATTTGAAAAGACCCACACCCGAAAAGAATGGGAACAGATCGCAAGAAAGAATTACCTTTAGTACCTCCGCCGTATGGCGATGATACATAAAATGTCACGCGCAACCAGTAAATACAGGTTTCCCCGCCGTTTTATGCGGCGGGAGAAAGGAGGAAAACGTGAGAATTTTAAAAATTAAAACAAAAACAGGCATCAAGACCGTTTATGATGTGACTGATTGGGGATGGAGCGCCGAAACAGGCGATCTTTATTACAGGACAGAAAAAGGGTTGCATCACAAATACTGCATAAGCGCCGAAGAAATTATAGTATAAAAGGATAGAAAAAAGGATCAATCAAAAACCCACTACAAACAGTAATTACTGTTTGAAAGTGGGATTTTGACATCTCGAAAAAAAGGATAAAAAAGAGGAAAAACAATGGCGAAAAGAAACGATTACATAACAGGACGGGAAGACGGGTTATTAATGGCACTCGAAATCGTCAAAAACGAGGGTGTCGAAGCACTTGAAAAAGAAATTGAATTCAGGAATATCACCGGAATCCGCACCGCCTTAGCAAAAAAAGACATTAACAGAGCGACAATCAAGATCAAAGAACAGACAGTAGATACAGTAAAAATCCTTTCCGTAGCGACCTTACATGACGAGTTCGGCTTTGGAACACAAAGATGCGACCGATTTATCAAGCGATTTAACAAAAAAGCGGAGTGCATCATGGACGATATGGCAAGTTGGAATGATTATATAAAAATGATCAAAGAAGAACTAGGGATTGAGTTGGGGATTAGAGCGAACAAGTAAAGAAACCAGTACGCGGTTGAGATGAGGTGATTAAAATGCTAAATTATGGATTTTACAACATGAATTGCATGGACGGTATGAGAGAGTTCCCAGACAAGTTTTTTGACATCGCTGTTGTAGATCCGCCGTATTTTGCAGGACCAAACAAGCGCAGATATTATGGTAGGTCTGAGAGTACAACACTGATTAAGCGCAGGGAATACGACATAATTGATACATGGGATGTACCTGGAATGGAGTATTTTGACGAACTCATAAGAGTGTCACGCCATCAAATTGTATGGGGATGCAATTATTTTGATTATCATTTCGGATCCGGACGGATTGTATGGGATAAATGCAGAAGCAACATGACATTTTCTGATGCGGAGATAGCGTATTGCAGTTTACATGATACGGTAAAAACATTCCGATACATGTGGGATGGTATGATGCAAGGCAAAAGCGTAGACGAAGGGTGGATTCAAAAAGGCAACAAAAAAACGAACGAGCACCGGATCCATCCGACACAGAAACCGATAGATCTGTATAGGTGGATTGCAAGAGAGTACATCAAACCGGGATGGAATGTGCTTGATACTCACACCGGCAGCGCAAGCAGCCTGATCGCGTACCATGAAGCAGGAATCAGGTATGTCGGATTTGAAATAAACGAGAAAATGTATCAAAAAGCAAGAAAAAGACTTAAGGAAGTAGAAAACCAGTTAAGTATTTTTGATTTGGGAGTGAAACGATAAAGGTTTTTGATCGAAAGGAGAGTAGGAATGAAAAGATTGACAGAAGCAGGATATACATATCATTCGTGCGATTTCATGGAAGATGGGGTATATGAATTAGCAAATCGGTTGGCTGAGTACGAGGATACAGGGCTCACCCCGGAACAAATTCGCAAATTGAAAGAACGAAGCACAGAAAAGAAGCCGATTGAACACATAACAAAATTTGCACCCATGTACGAATGTCCTTCTTGCGGATCAATAGATGTATACGGGCAAGAATACTGTGATGATTGCGGACAAAGATTAGATTGGAGTGGATTTAATGGCAACGATATGTAAAAAAGTATGCGATAGATGTGGAAAACAGATTCATTATATCGGATGGACCTCTAAGTTAAAAAAGATTGGTATATTAAGCATTTTAAATGGGAATCCAAGCGGATATGATTATTCATACTGTGATTATGAATTGTGCAGGGAGTGCACAAAGGAACTGAATGATTTTCTTAGAAAGAGGTGAATCGATGGAAGATGAAACAAAAAGCACAGTAACGATCATTGAAGAGGTGTGCGAGGACATATGCGAGCACTACTGTGAGTACAGAAACACAATAGACAGCTACGGCGAGTGTGATATGCAACGAGAGAGCGGTAAATGTCCGTTAGATCGGTTGAATTAAGTTGATTTTAATGGAGACCAGCTATGAAAAGTCAACCATAAATTAGCAAAAAATTTCTTTTTCATATCGGTGGTAAAAAAGGGTAACTTTAATAGAGCTCCCTTAGGGTGCT